AATGAATTTCGTGCTTCTTATGACGAGGTGTTAGGAGCGTTTTCGGCTGTTTTTGGTGTAACTCCGTCTCAGCCGCAGGGTATTCCTCTTTATGCTTATTGGGTGCAGCAGCGTCACTTCGATGTAGCTCAGCGTGCCGATGATGCTACTAAGTATTATAAATCTTTGTTTGTTGACATTTCCACTGTTAACACTCCTTTCGCTTCTGATGTTGAGGATAATTTCTTTGTAAATATGTCTTATTCGGTTCGGAAGAAGAATCTTGTTAATAAAACTTTTGCTACTCGTTTGTCTAATCGTTAGTTTTGTGTTTTATGGCTCTTGAATGGTTTACGGAGGATCTTCCTCAATATGTATCGCGTGGCCAGCGTATTCGTTCGGTTCTTGATGGATCTGGTTCTGTTGAAATTCTTCCCGGTCGTCCTGACGTTACTGCTGATCAGTCGGATTGGGATAAAGGAGAAAAATATGATCCCGATTTAAACTTCGACCCTAACTCCTACTCTCGTATGGATAAATTTGATGGTCTTGAGGTAGGCCAGGAACTTATTGATTCTCAGTTGGATGCTAAACAGTCGAGTTCGACTCCTACCGATTCTGAAAAGAAATAGTAGGTCTCTTTACTTGACGATATATGTTACGTGCGCGGGACCTTCTGGTAAGAGTGCGTGAATTACCTGAAGTTCTTGGTCACTGACTGCTGGAAGGTCCGCGTATTTCTTTAATCGTTTTCTATTATTATGACATTTAAGGAGCTTATACATTCGAAAAAGTTTTGGGCGTTGATAACATCCATTGTGGCTGCTTTGGCTGCTTATTTCGCTGTTTCCTGCTCGGCTACGCGTACTGTTACGCAGCGTGCTGTATCCTACTCCGGTGCTGATTCCGTTGTAATGGAGATTACTTACGATGGTCGTGGCAACATAAAAAAGATGTGATATGACTAGTTATGTTGGAGCTGCTGCTCAGGCTATGGGCTCTTCTTTTGCTTCAGGCTTTGGTAATTCCACTTCCTCTGGATTGGCTGATGCGATTTTTGGTGGTATTTCTGCCCGTCGTCAATGGAAGTATCAGAGGAAGCAGATGAAGTTGCAGCAGCAATATGCCCTTGAACAGATGGCTAAGTCTGCCGAGTATCAACTTGCGCATGATAAGGAGATGTTCGATTATGAGAATACTTACAATGAACCTACTAGGGTCTTTGAACGTTATCTCAAGGCTGGTGTTACTCCTGCTGCTGTTCTTGGCTCTTCTGGTGTTGGTGTTTCCGCTACTGTTCCTACTTCCTCCGGTGGTGCTCCTTCTGGAGGTCCCGGTCCTTCTGGTGGCGCTCCTATTGCTGGAGGTCATTATGTTGGTAATGGCGATCCCCTTGCGGTCGCTCAGATTGGTGTTGCTGAATCCACTCAGTCCCGTAATGAGGCTGCTGCCGAGCGTGATCGCGCCGAAGCCGATCGTCTTCGTGGTGATACGCACTCTGCTGAATGGCGTAAGGCTATGGATGATTTAGAGCTCTCTATTCGCGGTAAGGAAGATCTTTCCGCCGATATTAAGCTTGATATGTTGGCCGCCCAGCGTGATATTGATAGAGTTAATGCTTGGCTTACGGAAACTACTTCTGGTTATGCTCTTGAGGAGATTATTGCTCGTGTTGGTCTTATGAAGGAAGAGTACGAGAATCTTAGGGGTCGTAACAAATACCTTGATGATTATTTGCAGACCTCTCTTGCTCTTCTTAAGGCTCAGTATGTGCTCACTTCCGCTCAGGCTGAACATCAGCAGATTTCCGTTCAGGATGCTCAAAAGTGGTTCCAGTTGAATTGGAACACCAAGATTCCTGTTCCTGATGTTGATGAAAACGGCAAGCCTAATGGCAAGACTATTGAGATGACAGGCGAGGAAATGCAAAAAGTTCTTCTCGGACTCAATCTTACTTCTAGCAAGCAAGGTGTTGCCGGTAATTGGTTCTCTAATCGTTCTGCGAAGAATGCGTTAGGTTATGCCGTTGCCAAGGAAGTTATTGCTGGAGCTATGGATATTACTGGCTCTTATATTGGTGCTAAAACCGTTCGTGGTAGTGGTTCTATCGTGAATGAAACTAAATCGTATTCAAATGGACAAGGAGAGTTTGTTGGCGGAACTTCTGTTAGCCGACATGAGATTAGACGCTGATTCGTCCGATTTTGAACATTTTTGTTTCGATTTGTCCTTGGATGTTCCTGATTTTTGGGCTATATTTGTACTGTAAACCTAGAAACAAATTATTATGGCGCGCATTACTATTAGCGACTTTAATCTTTTTCTGGAGGACAACTCGATTTTTGATGCTTTTTGGCTTGAGTATCATCGAGCTCGTGTTGAGTTGAATCACAAAGGTGTTTCGACTGGAGTTGAGGCTTATCGTGACTTCATTTCTATGAATCCCCATCGCTTCGTTAGAAATGCATTTGCTTGGGTTGATACCCCCCAAGGTTCGGGATTCTGGGCAGCTATCGATGTTCTTTGGAATTTCTATAGAGCGACTATTAATGATAAGCGTCTGAAGAGTAAGTAGTTGATCGTAAAACCTTAATAACAAACAGTTTACTATTATGCAGATTATTATTCGTATTCTTGGAGCCGGTATTCCGGTGTTTGATTTTGTGGCTGGCGAAGTCGTTGATGGTCAGTTCAAGGCTTTTGAAGACCTTCGATCCAATCTTGAAAAGGCTGATACTCGCTTGACCTCGGCGATTCATTTTGATTCGCTTCTTGGCACTCAGGCATATGTTGATGCTGCGCATCTTCATGTGGTGGTTTCGTATATAGCTTCGAATCCGCATTTTGCTGGTATGCAATTCTATCCCAATTTCGTTGTATTTAATCTTGATTTCGATGAGCAGGCGAAAGAAAAAGACGCGTAACGGTTCTCGCGTCGTAGCCCGTCCTCTTGGCGGCAAGGTTCTTTAATACTTGAATCCCCGATAACTCTGATACGTGATACGTTCGGTGAAATCGAGACCATTGGAGCGCTTTAGCGTACTCTGTTTTCGGGGATTCTTCCATCTGTTCGCAGTCGGCCTTGGCCGAATCGAACCCCTTAAAAGACTCTTATGGATCAATATGATGCAAATAGACCTATTTATGGTCCTCGTTCTGGTGATATAAAATTTCGCTGGTCTGTTGGTGTTTATCATCAAAATAAGCGTATTATTATTGCCTGGTTTGAGCATATTGATGATGCTGCTGAGTTTCTTGTCTCTTCTCGCAAGGCTCATCCTACTCGTTTTTATGATATTCTACAATCTATTTTTTAATGGCCTGCCAGCATCCTATATGGATTCGTAATCGTCGTTATTACGATAAAAAGAGACCTCGCGTCGGTTTCAATGTTGATGCGGATCATAAATCCGCATTGGCTCTTCGTCCATGGGATATTGCCCGTCAATGGATTATGGTTCCTTGTGGGCATTGCGAAGACTGCCTTCGTCGCCAGCGTAATGATTGGTTTGTTAGGTTAGAACGCGAGCTCGCGCGCTGCAAGGCTGAATCGCGGCAGGCCATTTTTATTACTATAACTATTTCTCCCAAATATTACAAAGATGCTCTTCTTGATCCTTCTGGTTTTATTCGTCGTTGGAATGAACGCGTCCGTCATCGCATTGGACATTCTTTCAAACACGCATTCTTTCAAGAATTTGGTATGCATCCGGAGGCTGGTACGGAGCCTCGCCTACATTTTCATGGTTTTTTGTTCGGTACTGATGTTTTATATAATACTTTGCGCAGTGCCGTTGGTGATTTAGGTCATATTTGGCTTGCTAAGGCTAGTGTGAAACGAGCCCGTTATTGTGTTAAGTACGTTACTAAACAAATTAAATTTAATCCCGCTGAAGTAGCAGGAAAAACCGTAAATGTTAATGGAAATGAAATACCTTTGTCTGCCTTGCTTCAGCATAGGCGATACACTCGGAAATTTATCTCAGCCGGAGTCGGTGATTATCTCGGTATTATGCCTCGCCCTTCTCATCGCGTTCGTTTATGGTCTTATGCGGATCGTTCTTTTTCTGGCCGCTCGTTTAATTATGCGATCCCTCGTTACTATGATCGATACCTTACGGATTCCGAGAAAGATGTACGTGCAATTCTTTCCTCTGATGCTTACGCACGTTTTAGCAAGTCTTCTTTGGTTCGTTATGTTGTTTCTCAGTGTGTTAAGGCTAAAGCCTTGTGTTCCGCCGTATCCTCTCGAGCGTCGTACAGTTGGGAGCTGAAAAAAATATATGAATTTCTCAGTGCAGGTAAGATGCCTGAATTCGATCCTCCTGTATGGTTGAGTGAGGATATCTTCTTGTTTTGGAAAGATAATTATGGTTTAACTTTAACTTAAATTTTTATGGGTAAACAACCTTTTATTTCACACGCTGTGAATGGTTATTCGCGGTACGATGTTCCCGAGAGCAAGGCGTTTTCTTGCACTCCGGGTATTTTGTATCCAGTTCGTATTGACTTTATCAATGCGCGTGATCGTGTTGCTATCTCGCAGGGTATTGATGTTCGCTCGAACCCTCTCGCTGTACCGTCGTTTAATCCTTATACGGTGCGGCTTCATCGTTTTTGGGTTCCGATGCAGCTTTATCATCCGGAGATGCGAACGAACAGCAGCAAGTTTGATATGAATAACGTCACACTTAATTGGGTCCCTATTTCTCGTACCCCTACATCAAGTGGACCTCTTGGCTTTTCTGGCACGGCTTATCAAAATTCGCTTTTTTCTTGGCTTCGATTTACAAATCAGCGCATTGATTTAGGCAATTTTGAAGGTAACGACAAGGTTGTGTTACCTTCCGGTGTTTTTGATTCCGCTTGGTGTTCGGCCGATTCTTATTTGGCTTATTGGGACATTGTTCGTAATTATTATTCATATCCCCAGTGGGGTCTATATTCGGTTGCTTGGCCTGGTTCTTGGTACGCTACTTCTGCCGATACTGGATCTGGTATAACTCATTCTTTTACTTTAAATCGAAAATCTTCGCTCTTTACTCAACGGTATCTTGAACTTTCTTTTTTGGATGCTTATTTTGAGTCGCAGTTTTATCCTTCTGCGGTAACTACGACGAATGGCACTATTAATCGGTCGAATCTTTTTTCTCAGATTCTTCGTAGTGATACTTTTAATGACCAGGGAGTAAAAGACCCCTACGATATTCCTGAATTGGGTCCTGGTTCATTTTCTTTTACAGGCAAGGTTCCTGCGGCTCAATTCGATACCACTGGAGCTAACACTCCTGCTGTTACTGGATATGATTTGCTTACGATCGCACATCCTATGGCTGTTGTTCCTTCAAATCCAGATCGCTTTAGTCGTTTGATTCCTCTTACAGCGTCTTCGGATGTTAGCATTTCTGGTATTTCCACGATTCCTCAGTTAGCCATTGCTTCGCGTCTTCAGGAATATAAGGACCTTCTTGGTGCTGGTGGCTCGCGTTATTCGGATTGGCTTGAGACTTTCTTTGCTTCGCGTATTGAGCATGTTGATCGCCCTAAGCTTTTGTTTAGCGCTTCGCAGACTGTAAACGTTCAGATTATTATGAATCAAGCTGGTTATAATAATATGCAGGGCTCTAGCTATACTCAACCTCTTGGTCAGCAGGGTGGCGCTATTGCTTTTAATGCTTCGCTTGGTCGTTCGCAGTCGTATTACTTCCGTGAGCCTGGTTATATGATTGATATGTTGAGTATTCGCCCGGTTTATTATTGGTCTGGTGTTCGTCCTGATTATGTTAATTATCGTGGTGGTGATTATTTTAATCCGATTTATAATGATATTGGTTATCAGGACGTTCCGCGTTTTAGGCTCGGTTCCTCTTTCCGAGGTTCGGATTCGAATCAAACTGTGGCTCAGGAGCCTTGTTTTAATGAATTTCGTGCTTCTTATGACGAGGTGTTAGGAGCGTTTTCGGCTGTTTTTG